GGAGGAGATGCACTGCGAAAGTGCACTTCCTCTCCCATAAGTGGTTAGCTTATAGGAATGGGGTACAATTCCCATCTCCTCCAGGTAGACAAGCTACCGTCAGCCCGCTAGGCTGACCCATCGGCTTTTCGACTTGAAGCAGCCGCGCTTCACACTGGTGTCGAAGTTGATACCAAAATTGTCACCAAAAAAGGTGCAATAATGGATCACTTTCGACTACAGTAAGGCATGTGTCTTCCTGTAGCCGGAATACTTCGCACTCGGGCACCAATGGTTTCGGAACCAAACGCACAGACAGCGTTCGACGTCCTGTCGTGTGGGGATAAAGATTTTCCTCATACGACAGAGGGCGCGAACCACTGAATGTACAGCGGTAACCGTAGCCTCGGATGGCTCGCCAGTTTGGAGACTCATCTCCACATTCGTCCACTCGAGAGTAGGAATACTGTAAGTCTTCCAATCCACGAAATCTGTTCGACGCGTTGTCAACAGATCCAGCGGAAACGGAAGAATTGCAAATTCCCCCTCGTTTGTTACGCATGTGTTGGTGAATTCCCCAACTGTTGAGACAGGCAAGAGCGTTTCCATGTATATCATCCTTCTTTTTAGATGGTTGGTAAACAAGCCTCTTTTGCTTCCAACACTGAAGATCACGATCGAATCGTAGATCCGTAGTGAAAAGATAGCTAAAGAAGGCTACCCCAGGCCCATATACGCGGGCTTTAGGGATGGTGCGTCTCACCACTCGAGTGACCATAGAACGTATAGCCTCGGCAACTACCCACATACCTCTTCGATAGAAGAGATCTGAGGTAGCGACCCAGGACATTACTTCCGATGGTCCCCAGTCGCGTGAGTCGTCATGCGGCACTCTACGGGCGTAAACTGGATTAACAGCAACGCCTTTAAAGTAATCCGCACCACAAGACTCTCTAAAGTTTCCTTTGGAGAAAGACTTGTTGACGTTAACCTTGAGAGCGAAACTCTCTAGGAAACTCACGACAACGTCCGTATACTCCACGGGGACAATGATATCGTCCCCGTAGATGGCGATCTTACGCGAATAAGAGCGTATAGACCGAGAACTCGGACGTCTACTGTCGAGCAGGTGCATGGCACATTGCACAAGGGTATAAAAAACCATTGCTTCCACGGGAAAGCACAAAGCTGATCCCATAGAAGCATACTTGTACAATACTATGTTCCTGCCGTCAGGCAGAAGGGCATGTAACGAACGCGCATCCTCGAGGTATTCGAGAAGGCCTGAGTTCTTAAAGATACGTTGAACAAGGTGCAAGTGCACCCGATCAGACGCATCTTTCAGGTCCAGAGTACTGGTTCGTTTATCGATACTGCCCTGGTGTGCGAGTGACTGATTAAAATCCTGCCGCGTGAAGCGGATGGAATTTTTAGTCAGGCAATGAGTCTCAAGTACTTTATACGCATAATCTTTGACAGATTGTTGCGTATACTGCATATGAGAAGGCTCAATAGCAATCACTCGTGGCGTTAACTGGGTCTTTGGAACAAAGACGACGCGAACGGGGACTTCGTCCTTAATTCGTACCATCTCTGGACCGCAGACACCAGTTGCTAATTCCCCTATACCACTGGCCTCTAATGCGTATCCATAGTTAGGATAGCAATGGAGGTCAGAGGGGAACAAGAACTCCGAACGCCGGTTCCAATAGCGAAGTTCATTTCTCTCATTGAGAGAAAATCGCTCTGCTGTGGCACCGGGCCCATGATGACAAACGAGGTCAAGGGGATCGATCTCAGGGAAAACCTGAGACCACAAGATCCCCGATACTTCGTCGAGAATTTTACATTCTCTCTCAACTTGAGACGTCATCTGGCGGAGTTCCGCCTCTACATCCACAAAATGCTGGATTGCCTTCCTGTTATACTTAGGTTGGCACTCGATGAAGAGCTTCTTGAAGAAGCGCGTCACCTGCCGGATATAAAAGAAAACATCCGGATCCGCATCTGGGCGTAGAACACCCATCTCATCGAACACTCTACTGAAGAAACCCCCCATAAAACGGGGGAGCCTTCCATGTCTCGAGAAATTCGAAGGACATGAGAGTAGCCCACTTTCGACGCCTTGTTCAAGGGCGTCGCACAGAGTGGGGAGGGTTATCGTCAAAAACGACAACCCTTCGTGTTCAACACGACGTCGCAGGGTAGCGACGTCACGTTCTACGGACAAGTCTAGGTCCAAACTTGCTTGACGCAAGATGGCCTCGACGAGCATGGTCGGTCTTTTCACTGTAACCTCCATTTTGATGGTGGAAACAGGACCGTCTAATGCTGCTCCGCTTTCGCAAAAGATATCTGCAACGTCAACGAAGAATATTCGTGTGACGATAGAGGATGAGGCCGGCTGCGATACCGACGAGCAAGCAGAGACAAACTGCTAGCAAAGTCTGTGTCGACATCAGAACTCACCTCCGAGTACTTTGTTGTAATTGGCCGAAGAAAGCCAAGTCTTCAAAGCATCGATCAGATATCCGATCTCCGCATCCGTGAAGCCATACTTCGGTTCATCGATGACAAGATAAACCGAAACGCCCAGGTCTTTATTCAGACCTGAGATCGGATCAGCAGCAGTTTTATGCTGTGAGAGCCGAACTTCGCGACGAAAACGACTTGCAGTAACATTCTGCTTCGTCGTCATCGTGGTAACGCCGTCAGCGCTAGTATACAAATTCTGTGTCACACCTGCAGAGGTGCGAGGCAGAGAAATTGCAACAGCGTTGACTGTTACCGATTGAGGATCTGCAAGCATTAGAAGCTCCATTATTTTACGCGGTACAAGCGATTGCAAATCGCGGAGATCGCTACTATAATCGGGACAAACCTAATGACCCAAGAATAGAAAGCTGCATGGGACTTAACCCTGAAGGGTTAGTACCAAATCCGAAAGGATCACCTTTAGTGCGATATAACGAAAACGCACTATTGTGAGCTGAAGCGGAAATATCAATTGGTCCGTTATCACGAGTCATGATAGAACCGGTGCAATCGTAATTGATTTCAACGGTCTTCTTCCTCATGATATACCAGTAGTCGGCCGCTAAGCGGTCGGCAACACCGGCATCTAGCGAACTTAAACAATCGCTAGCATTCGTGAACCAATCGATTAACCACGACCACGGGATCATATTATAAATGACCTTAGGAGTAGGGTTAATGCCGTATAAATACGCCATCATCCGTCTCTTATAGGTTATGTCCCGAGGCCCATCTGGAAGCCAAAATCGGAATCGGCCAGAGGCCCAAACCTTATCGGTCTCCCATCTCTTAAACGTATAAGTCGGAACGGTTGAGTAGTATTGAGTTGACAGAATTGGTGCGAAAGCACCATAACTCTGTCCTACCCACCCGGTCGGCTCCGTTGAGAGATCTTGCAGAGTAACTCTCTGCCTGACGGGCTTTCCGTTGTTTTCTAGAAGCCAGTTGAGCTTTCGCTGAGCTGCCCTTTGGAAAAGGATAGTTTTGCGAATATCGTTCAACAGTGGTTTCCATCCAAACTGAAGAGCAAGCCAATAATTTCCTATGGATTTTAAAGGATTGCCCCCAGTAAGGAATCGCTGGCGCAACATATCAGGCACTTCACGCAATTCGTAAATCGCGTTCAGTCCCTGAAAAACAGGTTGCGTAGGTTTCAGCTTAGAATATGCTGTAGCACCCCATGAGTCACCGGAGTAGGTACCTAAAGGTCCTTCCGAACCGACGACGAATTGAGCACTGAAACAACCATCATAATGTTGTTCCAGGGGCCCACCTCGCCACCAGTTCCCTTTCGCAGTCACTCCCTTTTCATGAGTAGCGCCATTCAAGATGAACGCGCCACCCACGTTAGAGAGTGGTGGAAAGTCCGGATAACCATAATGGCCTTCACTACCTGCTATCATATTTCGGTTATTTACGCCGACATTATCATAGCAATCCTGAATTACATTGGAACCAGAATACTCGGTCCCAAGAAATTGAGGAGTGTAGATCAAAGTGCTTGGCATACAACGTACCTTTCGAATTGGAGT